TTGGCTTTCTCTTCAGTCATGAGCTTGATAGTTCCTGCTTGTTCAGCATTTTCCTTTTCAAGTTCAGCTAAACGTGCAGCGGTACCATCCGCCTTAGGTTGTTCTGGAGCTTTTTCTTCTTCAATAGCTCCAGATGCTAAAAGGGCCTGAATACGATCTGCATTCAAGCCCTTGATTTCGTCACCCGGCATAAATTGCCCGATGGATTGCTTTGCAATGTACTTTGGCATTTATGCCCCCTTATAGAGTGATGAAACCTGTACCACCACAGATACCGTTTTTATTGCTCGGTACCACTAGTGGTGATGATTCGGTTAAAAGCATAATTCCACTTGGATCTTCTTCATACCATTGACGATCGAAGTACTCCAAAGCCAAACCATTTGCATGAATGTTTTCAATTTTACACTGGGTCACATAACCATTCGTGTCAGCAATCAATGCAAAATAATCCTGTGGAATAAAACGCTTTGTCTGGCCTTTATTCTTGTAGGTTGCATCATAGGTCCAGATCTCAATATCCCCCAAGTAACCTTTAAACTTGGCTGAACGTGATGCACTGAGCTCTGGGCGATACGGAACGCTAATACCGGCATATGGTGCTACAAATTTTGCTTTAAAATCTGCATTTTTTTCTAAGACTGACCAAACTTTAGCAGCCGTTAGAATCATCTTAGCTTCGCCACCATTTTCGTCCAGCATACGCTGAGCCATAAGATCAATATCTTCGACAGGTTTTGCACCAGCTTGATCCCATGCAATTGCTGGAGTAAATGCCAGTGATGCACTACGCCCGTAAGAAACAACGTTCTTCGTGTAGTCATCTGACTCAAGCACGATCCGACCTGTAATAACCAATTCAGTGGCCATAAGAATCTTACGATTATCGATAGAATCGTGATTGCGCTTCATGGTTTCAACTTGAGCAATCATATATTGCTCAGCTGTACTTAACTGATTATTGCCTGTCGAAATGATACCAGCATCGCGCATACGAGCTAACAGTGCAGTATCCCATGCAGTGGCAGGTGTTACCTGATTTTTTGGCTTTAAGTATGCTGGGTTGACATGACTCACTTGAATCGCAGTTGTGCGATCAAATGGCTTACCTGGTACTTGCGGAGCCACCAATGGCGCAATATCAGATTCAGTCTCAAGCTCAGCGATAGGCACTGTACTCGTCGTGAACGATTTGCGACGTGGGAAAAGCTTGTCCAAAAGCCATGTATCCATAGGCGCATAATTCGAGTGAATTAAAGCCAACTCATCAACGCCCAACAATTCAAGCGGAGCATCATTAATTACAAAACTTTGTGGCATGGTTTACACCTTCGATAATTCAATGTTGTTTGTTGATGCTTTAGCGCGAGCAGCATCATATCTATTTGCAGCTAAAAGAGTGCCTGAGATTGAAACAGCCTCAACGCTAAACACCCCACCAATGAAGTACGGGATTTCAGTTCCCTTCGCAGCTGCTTCAGTGGCTTGTTCCGCTGTTAATGTTGCACCGCAAATAACATCCCAAGTTGATTCGTCTGTGGCATGAGTAAGAACATTTGCCGCAGATACCACCAGCAAATCACCCTCTTTGTATGCAGTTGCTGTAGTCACCTTCCCGTTTGCACGGCGCGTTTTCCCCACATCCAAATTAAATGGGCGTGATTGATGTGATGTTGTAATAGTGGTCATGTATTAAACCCCTTTCTTCTGTGCAGCAAACGCCTTAGCACCTGCAGCGAATTGATGCTCTTGGCCCTGCTGACCGCCTTGCCCATGCTGACCACCTGTAGCTTGGTGAGTAAACAAGTGAGTAAGGTGTGATGGAATTTGTTGCTGCTGTTGACCAGCTGCTGGCTGAGTACCTGCTGAGAATTGACGAAGTTGTTTAGCAGAAAATGTAAATGCAGAGTCATCTAATGCCTTCATCTCGGTAATATCTTCCGCGCTAAACTCTTTGCCCAGATCCTTACCTAAAGCGGTAATTTCTGCTTCACGCTTTGCTGCAGCAAACTGCTTGTTTTGGGTTTCAAGCTCAGAGTTTTTAGTCTCTAGCTCTTGGATACGGGCTTGCGCCTTTTCTAATTCGGTCACGTCTGTGTCCTCTGTAGGTTGATTTGTTGTACCGGGTTTCGCTGAGAAAGCATTTACCGACGTTGTTCGATCCGCACCTGTTGAGCAGATCGTAAATTCACGGATACGGTTATTTCGAAATACTGCGACTGGCCCAGTGAATGTCTGTCCATTAACGACAACGTTTACCCCTTGACCCACTTCCTCTACAGAACCAGGATCAATGAACATGGACATCTGAAACGGATAGCCATCATCTGCGTCATCTACTACTTCTCGTGCTTTCGCATTGCGGAGAAAGTCACCAGTCACAGTGATGTTTTGATTGATACCAACTTCTTTCACCACACCAACCCGGCTGGTACTGAAGTGCTCTTCTAGTAAAGGGGTTGGGGTTGGAATCTCAATTCCTTCAAGATCGAAAACAACTCCATTTCGACCCCAGAACCAGTGACCATCTACACGACCACCACCGTAAGCTGTGCCTTTAAAGGTTCGCTTCTTATCCCCTTCAACCTGAGGAACAATGTCCACGGCGGATAGTGAGAATAGGTACTTGCCTTGTTCTTTGTTAAGTTCAGGCATTTTTCATGCTCCATAAAAAAACCGCTCCATAAGGAGCGGTTTATGCTTATAAATTGGGTGTACATTATTCTTTGACAATCATTATTCCACCTAAAGCCTTAAATGACTCATCAAGGTTGTAGTAATTATCGTTGAGTGACTTCTCTCTATGTTCATTCATAATGTCTTTAACATAATTTGGAACAATCCCATTATTTGGTAACTCCAAATAATCATCTGAATGCTCACCCGCCAAATTATTCTCCTTAGCCCAAGCCCATGTTCTCTCAGGGAGGCTCAAATTTGAGTTGGGATTAATAATTGGAGGGCAAACCAAAGAATGCCATGGCTTAACATATTCAAATATTTCTATGATGTGCTGCTTCTTGGTTTTTTTTAAATCTTTAACTTTATAAGCCGACAAAATTGAACAACCTAAATGCTCAACAGTACAGTTAAATAGTATCCCTCTAATATACAAATCAACAATATCAAAACTACTTAAGAGATTGTCGCAATGAATATACAGACAATAAATTGGTATTAGAGTGACTGTAGATTTTCAGTTTGGGATATAGCGGAATTTTTACTTCTATAATGCAATTGTTTAAAAGAGTTTGTTTCAAAATTAATAATTTTAGCCTGAACTCTAAATCCAATCCCCTTACTGCCTGATGAGTCAACAAACCACCACTCCCAATCAGCGCCATTAATAAACTCCTCTGAACGAGTAAATGTCTTTGTAATAACATTAAAAGGGTGCCGAAACTTAAGATCAACCATAAGCATATCAGTCACGGAATCTTCAAGCATCTGGTGATCCACACTTCTAGCTTTAGCTAATTGCATCCATGTTTGATGGGATAGATCTCTAAAAGATTGGCAAAGAGTCATTTGTTATCTCTATAAATTCCAAATACGTATAAATATAACAGACCCACCTCGTCATCAAAATTTATAAATTGACTAGTTGAATATTGCCCTTAATTTATAAACCATTCTCTCTTCAACAACCTCAATCGATAAAACCTCAAAAGACAATTCGATCTCGAGTAAAACCCCATATCCTACGTTCAGCATTTCAAGATCAATCCCAAGTCCTTTGGCATTCTCTATCTGAATCATCACATTCGATTGACCCGCTAAAAGCATAGGCACATCCAATGTCACCACCTTGCCCACTTCAAATGAAGCAACATAAGCCAACGTAGTCGAGCCTGTAATCACATCTGCAGTATTAGCTGATACAGCTTGAAGCTTTGCCATATCATCTTTCACCCAGTGCTTAAGAACATCCTCAGCCAAGCTGATTGATGGCTGCATCAAGTAACTAGTAAGCGCTGCATCATTACCCTGCACATAATCCAAGAAAGTCTTGATTGCACTTGGTCTAATGGATGAATCTAAAGGAATAACCTTGTTGGCCACCGTGTTGAATAGATCTCTCGATTTATCATTCATTGGGGCTAAAAGACTGGTGAGCTTTTTAGATGCAGTCCATTCGGCCTTAATTACTTCTTTCTGATCCAGTAGATATTCCTTATCTAGTAAAGACTTAGAAATCTTCTGATCCACCAATGCCTCAAATTCTCCAAATTGCAAAGGATGTGAGCTCCAATCCAAAGCTTCGGCAACTTCGGGCAACTTATCATCTGGTGTGATGCCGTATTTAAGCGCTTGTTTCTCTGTTAGGGCAATGACGGTACAACGACAACGAAAGCCCAATGGAGGGTAATGCGTTAGCCAGAAGGGATGATCAATTGGTAAAACAATTCGATTCAATGCCAAATGTGCAGGACGCAGACGTGAGTCATTGATAGCCGAATACATCAGATACTGACGTTTATCTTTATTTCGTTGCTGTTGCTGCCAACGTCCATGACCATATGCACTTTGGATATTGGTCCGAAATACATTGTCCAGGTAATGCTTGGGTAAAATGATTTCAGATTCAGCTACGAGCTTTTGAAAATCGTTAAAGGTGCCACCTGTTGCTAGCGTCTTATTCAGTGACTTAATCACCGACTCAACTTGTTCAAGACTCGACAAAAAACTAACCGTTGTCGCCATCTGCCGCGTCTTAAGATCCATTGAGTAAAACTCATCTGGTAGCACCACTTTCTTACTGTGCGCATACTGGAGCGCTTCAAGAAACGTGACTGGTTGCATAGCTCCATCCATAAAAAAGCAGCCTGATGGCTGCTAGTTTTTTATTACTTTACCAACCTCTTCAAGTCAGTCAGGTTTAAAAACAAATAAAATATAAATAGAAACATGAAAAATATCGGTGAAATTAGAATTAGATAAGCAATCCCCATAACACTCTTACTTATGTAAAAGTTCACGACCATGTAATTAATAAACCAATTTCCCAAGGACATTAGTACTAGAAAAACGAATGCAAAGAAAATCATTGAAGAGATCGCCATAGCAACTTCTTTGGAGTAGGTTTTTAAATTTAAATCTAATTTTGTAATTCTTCCATTTTCATCAGTCGTTTTTATAAGTACTTGATCCCAGAATCCGACTATAGATGCGATGATTTCGAAGTTGATAAAATCAGGATGTCTAAAATAATAATCCACCAATTCTTGAGAGGCTAAACCATTACCAGTTAATTTCTGTGCTGCAGAATTCTTCCGTGCTCGCTTTTCTTCCAGAGTCATCTCTGTTGATGTTTCAATTTCTGAAATTTCTTTGAAGTAATTATTTCTTCTTTTTGCACGATCATCCGACTTAGCAAATTTATCTTTTCGGCTTATATAAAGTTCAATCAACTTTGTAAAATCAATCATTACCACCCCATTTTTCATTTTGAAAGCGGTAATGATTTTATATGCTTACAAGTTAAATGTAACTTATCTATTCACCCCTACTGGCCATCACATACCCCAATACATCTCCTGCATACAAAGCCTGATCTAAATTAGCTTTGAATTGAGCCTTGGATGCCATTGGGATGAGTTGCATTAAGTTGCTTGCTAGGTCTTGAGGATCTGTCGATTCAGCCACCAATTGTTTAATCTGATCCTGATTCAATAGCTCAAGATCATCTTGAGCATCTGTCAGTTCATCCACCTCTTGCTGTTCAGGTGACGGCTTTTGCACTGATGCCTTAAAGCTGAATGCTCGATGAGGTAGTGCAGAGAATTTGGAGTTAGGGACTGCATCGCCGGTATTCATCTTGAAATGCTCAGCCTTAATGCCGTATGTCTCAATCACATACTGATCATTAAACTCAACACCTAATGTTTTAAGCTTAATATCACGATCAACAACAGCTACCTTAAGATCCTGCTCACCGCCCAATACAATTGTGTGCTTTTCAAAGTTATTCAGCAGGCAGAGTGCGTCTATGAGCTCTTGAATTGTAGGCGTGATCATGCGTAGGTCTGAATTACGCTTATCTAAGCGAACATCGTTATGCACTTCACCCAAAGCTCGACTTCCAACACCATCAGTCCCACTTGTGAGCGTTTGGCCTAAGACCACCTTTTGAATACGGCGAGTTAAAACATTATCAAAGGCTTCAAATGCTGTACTGCCACCATTGGAAGAACTTCCACCAATAGTTTCTACAGAATCCTCTGCGCCAATAGACATAACTGATTGTGCATGAGCATTTAGTAAGGCCGCGGTCATCGCATCAATATCATCCTGTTTACGATCCTTACCTCCAACTTTCCCTAATAAGATTGGTGTGCCAAAGCGCTCCAAGAACTTGACCCAAAACTTTGTTGTATTGGTACGGAAAAACCATAGCCAATAAAGCTTTGACAACAATGGATCACCATAAGGTTGCTTGAATGTAGCTTTACGGCGTGTCAAAAAGAACTTAAGTGGGTATTTAGCCTTCACATCAACTTCTGTAGCGTTTTGTCGGTAGATTAGACGACCGTCATTCTTAGGCTCAAACCACTCTAAAGGCTTTACTACAATATCATCTAGGGTAAATTTACTATCACTGGTAAGTGCATAGTTGGCTTCCATAACCGAATAACCATAAGGACAAGCTTCCCATGCCCCTGAGACGATTTCAGCATGCCAACGAGTGAACAAATCCTTTAGAAAAACTGTTTGCTCACCATGATCTTCTACAAATCGCCACGGCGCATTGAGAACTGCATCAAGACGCGTCTCCATGGCCTGTGAAATCTCATCATCCACCATAAGGACTGACAATCGTTGCCGGGTTAGCCCAGCCTGACGAAGTACTTCGTCAATATCGGCTTTACGACCCAAAGTGAATGCAAGGTTCTCAACAGCAACCTCTGTCATCAAGCCGGCTGATTTAGGCTTTGTTTTCTTACTTTCTGACTTCTTTGCCATTTTAAAA